TACAAGATGCAAACGATCTAGCTAAAACTGAATATGAAAAGCAACTTGCAAAACAACAATTTGATTTTGCATTAAAAGATGCTTTATCTGGTGCGAAAGCCAAGAATCCAAAAGCGGTTGAAGCTCTATTGAATAAAGAGCTTATTAAACTTGATGGGGATAAATTGCTAGGTTTAGAGGAGCAACTAAAAACTATTCAAGAGAATGATAGCTACTTGTTTGATGTGCAGACAGAAGAACCGCCTAAACCACAATTTAGCGGTGGACAACATAATCCGCCGGCAAACAGCGATCCATTCGTTAGCACGTTATTAGGAAAATAAAATTTTAGGAGATGATTATAAATGGCAAACGCAATTAACTATGCAGCCAAGTATCAAACTGAGTTAGACCAATTTATCAAACAATCTACAATCACAAACGCTTTAGAAACTCCAAGTGTAAACTGGTTGAGCGCTAAAACATTTCACGTTCCATCTTTAACAGTTGGTGGATTTAAAAACCATTCTCGTAACGGTGGCTTCAATCGTGGAGATGTAACAGTTACTCATGAGCCTTATACACTTGCTTTTGATCGTGACGTTGAATTCTTCGTTGACCGCATGGATGTAGATGAATCAAACCAAGCGGCTTCTGCTGCAAACGTAACTCGTGAATTTATTCGAACTCAAGCAGGACCAGAAGTAGATGCTTACCGTTTCTCTAAATTAGCAACTAAAGCGAAATCGGTAACAGGACAATTTACAGCGGAGAATATTACAGTTGCTAATGTTGTCACTGGATTAAAACGTGATATTGCAAAAGTTCGTAAATTCGGTACAGCTAATCTTATTGTTTATGTATCAAGTGCAGTAATGGATGCAATTGAGCTATATAAAGAAGGTAAAGGTTCTATTAGCTTAAGTGGAGAAGGAACAGCGTTAGAAACTCGTGTAACTACTCTTGATGGCGTTCGATTAATTGAAGTATTTGATGCAGACCGTTTCCATACTTTATTCAACTTTACTGCTGGATTTGTACCTGCTACTGGTTCATTTGCAATTAACTGGTTAGTTGTTTATAAAGGTGCTGTAGTTGCTAAAACAAAACAAAATTCTGTGTACCTATTCGAGCCAGGTCAACATACAGATGGCGACGGATACCTTTACCAAAACCGTATGTACCATGATTTGTTTGTTCTTAAAAATCAAACTGCAGGTGTTGTTGTATCACACGTTGTAACTGCTAAAGCATAAAGGAGGTTTTAACATGGCTATTTTACGCAAAGAGAATGTTATCTTAGAAGAAGCTGACAAAGGTAAAATTGAAGAATTGAAGCTCTTAGGTTATGAAGAAATCACAGAAAAGGATTTAAAACCATCCAAACCCCAAAAGGATGAGTAGTCATGGCTTACATTGACCAATCCTATTATTTTAACGATTACAAGGGCGTTCTTATCGATGATAAGGATGCCTTTGAACGTTTAGCTCAGAGGGCAAGTGAGAGTATTGACCAGATGACAAATGACAGTATTCATAATGTTGGTTTTGATCACTTTCATACCCGAATTCAAGATAACATAAAAAAAGCGACAGCTGCTCAAGTTGAATTTATGTTTTTGAATGGTGGTGCCGAAATGATTCATGGATCTAATGGCATCACAAACGCTTCAATCGGTAGTTTTTCATATTCCGAATCTAGTAGTGAGCAAAAGGCAATGAGTTTGGCAGCTATTAATTATTTACGATTCACTGGCCTTTTGTATCGAGGGGTGAATGTCATTGGTTAAACCTATACCAATTCATCTATTACCTGATATGGTCACTTACGAAGAATATGAAGGCTCAGAACGTTGGGGCGATACTTGGAAAGTGCCTGTTACTTTGTCTAATGTCCGAGTAGAAGATATGACGAGTTTAACCATGTCGAATATACGAGAGCAAAGAGAATTTAAGGCTTTGCTCTTTTTTGATGTGGTCAACTCGAAATCAGATATACCGTTTACATTTATCGAGAAATCGAAAGTGACACATAACGGTGTGGAGTATGTCGTGAATAAAGTAACGCCAGTCCGTGCTTTTAAGTTGCACCATTTTGAAGTGGAGTTGGTTTAGATGATTACATTCAATACAAGAGTGAATCTAAATACAGCTAAATTGCAACAAAAAGCAGAAGTAGCAACTTATGCAGCTCAAATGCAATTGGATCAAGATGTAATGAAAGACAGTAATTATTATATTCCGAAAGATACAGGTAACTTGGAACAATCGAGCGTTCGTGCTTCTTTGATTGGCGAAGGGACATTGTATTGGGATACGCCTTATGCTAAAAAGCTATATTACAATGCGCGCAATTTATCGAAAGATAAGAATCCGAATGCATCAAACTTATGGTTTGAAAAAGCGAAGGCATCTAAAAAGGCTGGATGGCTTAAGGCAATGAAAACCCAATATAAACAACATTTTGACAGAAAGTAGGTGTTAGCTTGGATTTACTAGATAGAGTGATGGATTATTTAGAAGTGAATGTAACGTTAAATGCTCCAATTGTTCCAGGAAGTTTAGGTAATGGTTCTAGTGTAGCTATTCGGCTAACACCTGGTTCTGTTAATACTCGTTTTATTGCTGGATTTAATGCAGATGTTGGTTTTCAAATCTTGGTGCAAGATAGTAAGCATTTAAAATGTGTCGGAGTGACAGAGGATATATTTAGAGCTTTAGAGGGATTGAGTAAAGATGATTTAGTCAGTCATGATGATAGCTTTAGATTAGTGAGTTTAAAATGCACGACGTTGCCTAATTTCGTTGAACAAACGGAAACAGGGCTATATGTATATACAGCGTTATTTAATGCTGAAATTGAATATTAGGAGGTTACAAAATGCCTTTTGAATTAATGAATGCTCATAAGTTTTCTATTAATACAACACCTGAAGGTAGTACGGAATCATTTGCACTACTAGCGAAAGGTTTCAACAGCGCAGAGCCTAGCTTTAATGAAGAAACAGCGCAAGATAAATATTTTGACGGTGGTGGATTTTCGGAAACAGATGTCATTGGCGCGCAATTAACAATTTCGTTAAGCGGTCACAGATATTATGGAGACGCAGCGCAAGACTTTATCTTTGGGAAAGCTTTAGAATTAGGACCGAAACGTAGAACGACTTTTAAGTGGGAAGAACCGGATGGCGGTATTTTTGAAGGGCCATGTACTATTGTTAATATTACAGGTCCAAGTGGTGAAGCTGGTGCAAAAGGAGAAATTTCTTGTGAAATCCACTTCAACGGTAAACCAGAATATACCCCACCATCTCCATAAAAAAGGTGATTAAATGAGAGAATTTAATTTTAACAAATCATATGAAGAAATTAAAATAAACGGCAAGGACTACACGATTGAGTTTGCGGACGAAGCTATCTTGAAGTATCAAAAAAAGTTCAACGTGTATCATAAAAAACATCAAGAACTAAAAAACAAAGGTTCAGAATCAGAGGGTTATTACGAAGAAGCGAAAGAACTTACGAAGGACATAATTGACACGATTCTTGGCGAAGGTAAATTCGAAGCAATCTACATCGAAAGTGGAAAGTCACTCTACAACATGACAGACCTTGTTTTGTTTTTATCTGACATTCTGGGGGATAAAATCGAGGCAGTCCGTGAAAAGAATAAACAAAAGTATGTAAGAAAATGAGTTTCTTAACAGAGGAAATTGAGGATTTTTTCAAGATTAATGGGGAAATCTATCATTTAAATCTAGCTTTTGATAATGTTCTTTTACTTTTAGAGATGTTCAATGATGATTCAATTTTAGAAGAAGAGAGAATATTCCTTGCATTAGAAATGTTAATTGTGGAATATGATCAACTTCAACTCGAATCAATGGAGCAAGTTTACACGCTCTATAAATATATCATGAAAGAATTTATAGGCTATGACTTAGACAAGAAGCAAGAATCAGATATGGTAAAATCATACGATTTCCAGAAGGATGCGGAATTAATATTCGCGTCCTTTTTTGCTGCTTATAATATGGATCTAATTGAGCAAAAAGGCAAGTTGCACTGGAAAAAGTTCATAGCCTTACT